GAGGTGCTGGAGGAGATTTTCTCCATAAGCTACAAGATGGCGGGAACCTCATCTATACAGACCAATGGCACTCTGATCACCGATGCCCACATTGAGCTGTTCAAGAAATATAACACGCACGTCGGTGTATCTATTGATGGGCCTGGAGAGTTAGGCAAATATCGCCGGACCCTCGATGGAAAACCTACTGCGGATCTAGTCATGAATAATATCCGCAAGCTGAGAAAAGAAGGCGTTCACGTAGGGATTATTTGTGTCTTGACAAAGGCCAACGCCCTGCCTGAGCAGAGGGAGAAGTTCAAGGAATGGGTGCGGGAACTTAGAGACCTGGGCATAACCGGCAGAATGAACCCTGCCGAAATCGACTATCCCCGTCTGCAGAATATTGCCTTGACCCCGGAAGAGCTTGCGGATTTCTATCGGGACATGACGCGCTTTATTCTTACCGAAGTGGGAGGTGACTGGCTGCCATACCGGGACGCGGTTGACAGTCTGCTGGGCTTGGATCAGGGGACATGCGTATTTTGTGAGTGCGACTACTATTATGCATCGGCTGAACGAGTCATTTTAAGCGACGGTACTACAGCGTCCTGCATGAAGACGGCCAAGACGGGCCATGTGTATCCAAGGTATCAGAATGCTGGCGAGCGGGGTTTTGCCAAGATCCGTTATGAGATACTGCCTAACATAGACCAAAAAGATGGTGGATGCAAAGGCTGCAGGTACTGGCGCAACTGCACAAGCGGGTGCCCGGCGGAGGGTATTGGCGGAGACTGGCGCAACAGGACCAGGTTCTGTAAGGGATACTATGCTCTGTTCGAGGAGACCGAGAAGATCTTGAGGCGTGTATTCCCAAACATAACCTTGACAACCGATCTCGATGGGTCTTGCTTCCCGCACCGCAATTCAGTGGGCATGAACACATCGGCGTTTCGGTTTATGATTGACGGCCCAAACGGCTCCATTAGGCCCAGCACATGGCGACAGGATGCCCGGCAACTGCGGTGTCCTCCGAATACTTCTGGAGAAGGCCGAGGTGCGCACGCTAGTCCTCAGGTAACAGAGGCAATGCCAGGTGGACATGGCGATAAACCACATGGAGACAGACCTCACGGTGACCATGGAGATCATGGGGATTCGCTCAGTGTTTGAAAGGGAGGGGCAACGGATATGAAAACCAAAATGAATCCCGAGGATTTACTCAATATCGAAGTAAGACCATTCACACGCATCGTGTGGAACTCCACCGAAGCAAGAGAAAAATACGAGCCGCTTGTTCAAAAGGCGGCTTCTTTACATGATAGGGCTGAATACGAGATGGTGCGGCAGGAGAAAAGAAGATGTGGCACTCTGCATTTGTATCCGCACAATTACCACGATCTGATTGATCGGATCCAAAAAGACGGCATGGTCTGGTTGCCTATTCAATGGACCAAGAATTATCACGGATTTAGTCACCGTCATTTACCGACGGTGCCTGGCGATCCGGATAGCTCCTGTTACGGGGTCATCGCGCGCAATCTGGAAGATGCAGAAGCGTTTCGCACAGCATCAGCGTATCAGGGGCGCAATCGAGGGGAAGTAGACCATGAAGTAATAGCAGAACTACTCGGATTCCCAGCCTGCTGCGCCAAGTTCTTCGTGGACAAATGGGGAGCCGGGTACTATGATCCAGTCTGGCAATCAGCAGAAGCAACAGAGGGCGCAAAGCTCATTACAGATAGGACAATCGAAGTCGAAGGCAACATACATACCCATCAGATGCTTAGATACTATGGATTTAGAACGACAAGCAATTTCCCGTGCAGCTTAGATTGTGAGGATACAATCAGAATCGGTGATACATGGCTTGAAGTAATGCGATCAATTGATCTTGTTACAACAGATTACTTAATAGAGATACTGAGCATGCCTCTATCATGGAGCTGCCTGCATGGAGTGGCAATCGTCGAAACACAAGCATTTACCGTAATAACGAACAGTTTACCGACTAAAGAACGGTGGACTGTTCTTTTTAACGTACCTGGCCAGCCTAAAGCAATGGAAGTACTCACGATGCTTGGGGAAGATGTTGATCTCAAGAAAATCGCTGTTGATTCAAAACAGATCCTCAGCACCTGGAGGCGGTAGTATGACGGACAGACCAAGCATTGCGGGGATATGCCCGCTTTGGAATGCGCTCAGTGCCCAATATCCTTTTGTGGAGGCTATCCTGACGACGCTGCCGGTTGTGGATAGGATGTTCGTCAACGATGGCGGATCGACCGATGGAACGCTGGAAGTCCTTGAGCGCATGGCCAAACGGTGGCCGAAGCTCGAGATCGTCCCCATTAAGTGGGAACGCAGTGGTATGTGGGAGGCCATGGATGGTGCGATTGAACAAATGCTTGGCACATGTTGTAGGGACTATGAATGGATTATCGAGGTACAAGGAGACGAATATTTCCATCCAAACCTGCATCAGGCTACACTGGACGAAATAGCAAAGGCACATAACGAGGGGTACAACGCATTAAGGCAACCGTTGTTGACCATTTTCGGCTGGGAGTATCAGGACGAGTATATTTACCGTAATATCCGGATTTTCAGGAACCTGCCGGGTATAAAGTCGCTTTGGGGAGGTGATTGCTTCTTTTTCGAGTGGTTGCCTCAGGCCAGAGAGGGTTTTACCACCCATAACCTTCCTCCCGAACTGGATAGCGACATATTCAGACACCATTTGAAAGACTGTTGGGTTGAGGACAGATGGCTTCAAGCGGCGGGTCATGCACAGCATCTGGCTGTGGACCATAAAGGACGCCAAGAGTATGCCGAGCGGCTACGCAAGATAGGCAGGCACAAGCCACCGATACCAGCAACGATCCATCCTGATGTGCCAGAACTATACCACGGCCTGATTGGATTGGAGCGATACATCGTTAGAGATGAACTCTTTGAATGGGGCGGTGATCTAAGTGGAAATGGAGTCTAGGATTGCTAGGTTGGAAGAACGACAACAGGCACTAGAGCGCGATGTAAAGGAGATAAAGCAGCAGTTGCATGAGACTGCAAAAAAAACAGATGTGGAGCGATTGGAAAAAATGCTTAACGAGCGGGATGCGACTCAAACCAAAAATATGTGGCGGCTCATTTTCGTACTCATAGGCGTGTTTACTGCGATCACAATGGCGGCGGTCGGTTTAAGCACGGCCGGGATTAAGCTAAGCGATATTTTCGGCGGGTAAGGGGGTGATCAAGATACCTACCATTGAGGACCAGCTCATCCTGCATGAGGGGTTATATCTTGAGCCGTACGTCTGCCCAGGCGGATACTGGACTATCGGGGTTGGGCGCAATCTGGAGACCAAAGGCCTGACCGATTGCGAGCAGGTTTACATCTTTGGCCATGATGGTATGAGCCGGCTGGAGGTGATCGAACGGCTAAAAGAACAAGGTATCACCAAAGAGCAGGCCATGTGGCTCCTGGCCAATGACATATCGGAGTGCATTAAGGACTTGAAAACCTTCACCTGGTTTGACCAGCTGGACGATGTCCGGGCTAAGGTGGTCATCGATATGCGGTTCAATCTGGGGCCGCAAGGGTTCCGGCAATTCAAACGCATGATTGAGCACTTGGCAGCCGGCCGGTATTCACTTGCCGCCGGCGAGATGGTCAACAGCAGGTGGTATTTGCAAGTTGGCACCAGGGCGCGCCGGCTTGTGGAGATGATGAGGACGGGTAACGATTATCAATAATAAGGAGGGTCAATCCGTGTGGGAGAAGTTTGTTATTAGTCTGATTGAGGTTCTTATTCCGCTGATTGGTTTGTTGATCACAGCTCTTATCGGCCTTGGGGTGGCGTATCTCCAGGCTAAGGCACAGGAGATCAAGCATAAGGCAGCAAGGGAATCGGTACAGGCGGCCTTGGCCGAAGCCGAGTATCAGGCGGCAAATGCAGTTAAGGCGGTACAGCAGATTTTGGTGGACAATTTCCGGAAAGCGGCTGAGGATGGAAAATTAACGGATGACGAAAAGCGGTTGGCTCTAGAGG